CTGGCTGGGTGACTCCCGACATTACACCTGACTGTGTTACGTTGGTAAAAGTAATTGCAAATTGGTCACTAAAAAACCTGTAACCAGATGGGACAGTGTACAAATCAACTTTTGTGCCAACTGGCCCAAGAAGATTTAAATTAGTAGTAGACGAAACAAAAACCTGAGATTGGGATTGTGGATTAATAATAAAGGATTGCGGAACAGCTCCAAGGGATGAAGCACTAACTTGGCCATAAGCTACGGCTCGGTTAAACTGATCTACCCATTCTCCGCCAGCAGGTGCGTTTGTCTGCATTTATATCTCCTTAGGTTACGGTCGTTACGAGCTGACCAGCAGCACCTGCCCTATTACATTCCAAAACAAAATCATTACTGGCGCGAGCGTAGGTACCAACAGTTTCAATCAAACTTGGGTTAGCAATTTGAGCATTGGTAACTTGGCCGGAACCAATAGCACGTTGGAAGTTTCGAACAAATTCAGCAGAAGCTGGGTACATGCTACTTCCTTGGAGAGTCTCTCCGGAAGTACCACGCAATTGATTGCGGGTAATTTGGCCGAACATTAAAGCCCTTCGGAGTTGGCTTACGAACTCGATGTTTGCTTGAGTTGGTTCTGACATAGTTTCTCCCTCCTTCTATTCCTGATAGTTCTTAGTTTGTCAATCTTTCCCCGAACTTTTTTTTCAATCGCTTCTGCTGATACACGGATATTCGCAGCTTCGCAAAGACTAGGAACTTGATCAAAAAACAAATCAAAATGTAAAGCAGTGAAAGAATTTTTCGGGTCAAGCTTACGACCAATAGGTGCGGTGAGGGCGAAGTCTAGATCGTGAAGTCCCTGCTCGACAATCGCGCAGACAAATTCCTTCCAGCCTTCGCCCTTCACCTCACGCTTCACTTAAGCCATCTTCCCTTCGGGGGCGACACCCATTTCAACGGCGTCAGCAAATCCAGCTTCGGCAGGAGCTTTGCTGGTATCTTCCGACTCCATCTCTTTTTCAGGCATCTCCGCCTCAGCACCTTCGATGGAAACCAAGTCCAAAGTTTTGCCACCGTGTTTAAACGTGGCCATAGCTTCGAACGTGTCTCCCTCGACAACGCCTTCGGGCGGAGTAAATCCCTTGGGGACTGCAAATGTAGCAATCTTCATATTCTTATCTCCTTTGTTAGGAGCGACAGCAATCACGACCATGGTAGCACCACGACCTTTTTTCGCTGCGCACTCGGGACATCCGCAATTCATATTTATAAAAAGAAGGGAGGCGCAGGAATGAAACCTACGCCCCCCTTCAATTCAGTTACTCAATTACGAGTAGCAACCAACGAGGCCGAAGTCGGCCGCGCAGCGCTTGTGGCGGATAACCACACCGAGTTCAGGACGAACGGGTTTCGAACCGGAGCTAAAGATAGCCCGGAAGAATCCGATCGTACCGTCTGGGTTACAATCCCGGCTGGGGATATTCCGCCAGCGGAAGTCACCGCGGTAGCTCTGCGGGTCAAAGCTAGCAGCTCCGGTGCCGGAGATGGGCTTCGCGACCAGCGAGGTGAACACGTCGGGATGGAAGATAATAGAATCTTCGTATTCCGCCGTGAAGTACGCGGGGTTCGGGATGTACCGTGTGCCCTTGGATGCGCTAGCATCGGTGGCATACGGATTGCGACGGACCCAAGCTCCACTGACGAAGTCGTAGCGGGGAGTCATGGTGTCTACCAAGTGGTAGAAACCAGCATAGCTACGTTCGACGCCGAGAGGCTGAATCAGTTCGCTAGGTTTAGCCCAACGGAGATCCTGACGGATGTCCGCGTTGAGCTTGATGAGGTCGTCAGAAGCCTCGGGGGAGGTGACGAGCAAGAACACGGGAGCACCGTTTTCTTTGCCGTACGCATTCTGACCAGCGCCGTCACGGATCAACCTGGAGTAGAAGTACCGCAGGATTCCCTGGGTCAACCGGCTCGTAGGCAGATTGGAGGTGCTGAACGAACCTTTGGTCTGGCCGGAAGCCGCCAAGAGTTCGGTCTGGTTAGCGTTTACGTTGTAGTTAGCGAGACGAACGTATTCGTCACGGTAACGGTTTTCCCAAGCATACTGAGTGTTCTCAGTCATCACCGCCATGATGTTGCGGAGCTGTTCCTGACGACGAACGGGGAACCGTAGGTCATTCAAGCAGATGTCGGGTGAGTTGATCGCGGCCTGCTGGAGGTTGTAGGTGCGGAGGGTCTGGGCAAAGCCGAGGTTATCTCCGGTTACAGCGCAGGTTCCGGGTCCGGTGTTTGAGCCAGAGGGGGTAGCCCCGATGACTTGAGTTCCGACTCCGTTATAAGCAACGTCCGTGAAGGTGATCGAACCACCGGAAGCCGGGAGGGTCCGCTCATAGATCAGAACGTTAACAGTTGTGCCCATCTCATCCGGCCAAGCTTCTTGCTTAACCAGAGTCGTCCACGGGGACGTGTTCAAAGTCTTCCGATAGATATCCGCACCGATACGGCCGGACTCAGTAATCAGAAGATTCTCAATATTCGTACATGCCATATTAGTTATCTCCTTATTGAAGTAATGACTGAAGACTTCTCATCACACGATGAGCGTGTCTTTTTGTCTTTCTTAGTTTAAGAGCCGGCAAGCCCTAGAAGTTAGTTGGATACCCGTTAGCCGTCGGATACCGCGTCGGTGTCATTTAAGCGTAGCCTGTAGGGCGCAGGCGAGTTAGCCCCATCGCATCGACACCTCTGCCAAAGAACTGAGATACGATGTAACTAGTTGATCTGGGGTGTCAATACCCTACCGTAAAATAGTGTCTAATTCTTGTCTGTTAGTGTCTAATCCGCCCCACGACCAAAACTGTCTAACCGTATCCTTATCCTGTTTAGGATCTCTCCATTCGAACTTATCCCTATGGTGCTTCCAAGCATACGCTCCTAAGGTATTGTACTCGCTAAACCTACGATCTGGCCGGGTAGCAACAAAAGTGTCAAAAGGCACTTTATGGGTAGTCTGAAGAAAATCCCTCATCTCCTTGTACAGCCATCTAGGGAACGTATGTGGTGGCCTACGCATAAACTCAAACTCTGGCTTCCACCCTATTGCTTCTTGTACGATTGGTTGCCAAGGGCATTCCCCGATCCTGTCGTAGGGCTCGTAGTACAGGATTGCTTTGCCTTTGTAAATGAAATTCTCAGGGGAAACGTCGTGTAGCCAGACGGTATCAGAATCGATATGGCATATGAAGTCGGCGTCAGAGTAGAGATCGGCGTTTAACTTGGTTACTTGCTGGCCTAAGTAATCCTCTGCGTACCTGGGGCAGATGTGGACTTTCTCCAAGGTAAGGTGGCTGAGCTCGTGTTGGTCGCCGTGGGGTACAACGATATGGATCTGGCGAAAACCCTTGGCTGACTTAGCACAGGACTTCAGGCAATACGAAAGCCACTCGAAATCTTTTTTATAACTGCGGATGAATAGATCTACAGAGGCTTGCATAAAAGATCGTATTGAGGTCCTTCTTCGGGCGGAAATGATTCTAATTCGTATCCGAGTTCAGACCGTAGATAAGTGATTAACGAGATAGGGGACTCTCCGCGTTGCTGTAAGGCGTATTCGTTGACCTCGATCCACATGACTGGACGATGCTTTGTAATAGTTTTCTTAGCACCCTTTAAAGCTGATACCTCAAATCCCTCCACGTCCAACTTAAAGAAATCAAGCCGAGGTAGGTCGTACGAGTCCAGAGTTACCACAAATACAACCCTATCCCCGGAATCAGTTATACGACTTGATCCAGCGTTATCAGCTACAGAAAAAAACTGGCTACTTGGTTTATCGCTAAGCCCGGCTTTTACCGTTATAGCCGAAGGACAGTTGTAAACTAAACACTCGTAGGCAGAGAGGTTAGGTTCGAAAGCGTAGACTCTTCCAGTAGAACCTACAGCCTTAACATAGGCCACGGTGTGGTCACCAATAAAAGCCCCAGCGTCCACAACGTAATCGCCATCCTTGATATGCTTTAGGATAATCGGGAGAGAATACTCGTCGTGATCCAACTTCCCGGTTTCTTCGACCCAGCGGGAAATATGCGAATCGTTTTCTAGTACCGCAATATTATTTGGTAGGATCTTCACTTCCAGGTTTCCTACGCATACGTCTCTTCTTCGGCTTTGCTTCCGCCACCTCGGGAACTTCCACCTTCTTCGGGGAACGCCTCTCACGAAGTCTTTCAATCAATGTGCCGTCCTTATTTTGATGGAACAACAAAGCTTCTTTACTAACCATAGCGTCAACGCTGGCCTGATTTGGGAATGTAAAGTTACGCCCCTCGTCCTTACGCCAAACGTGTTGAATAGACTTTGTCCAATGAGCTTGGCCAACAATCTGTTCAGCTCCAACAACGTCAAAAGCGGCAAGATCAGCGTGGATCAAATTAAACGCCCGTTCCATTACGTTCTTGGGGTAGATTGCGTTACCGCTCATATGCTCTGGGGTACCTTCAACTTTCACCTGAGCACCCATAAAATACTGACCACAGGTGCGATACTCGGAATCTAAAAGATCAAGCCATCTTGGCAACAAGGGGATACAATCTGGTTCGCACCAGAAGTATGCCTCTGGGTTTGGTCCCCAAGTAATATGCTGAGCCACCCGCTTGAACAAATGATTCGGGCTCATAGGCCAGCCGCGTTCGTCTTCGTCGTGAGGTACGTACAATTCGTAAGAACGACTAAGCTCGGTAGGATTTGGGACTCTACGAGCACAAGCAACCATCAAGCGATGACTACCAATCCCACCGAGTTCTTCAACCCAGTTAAGCCAACGAATCGCCTGCTCCCGATCCTGAGGACCGACTGGCAGTACGACTAGCATTAGCGACCCATCGATTTTTCGAGAGCTTCTAGAAATCCAACATTGGAAGGCAACGAACCTTCGACAGCAGAGTTAGTTTCGCTGGCACCTGCTCCAGGAGTGGCTGCTTGGAACTTCTTTAGTTGCTGTCTCAATTCAGCAATAGTTGCATTGCTCTTGTCGGTGAGGTCACGAACAACCTGCACGGCAAGAGGGAACAACACGGCTTGGTAGGTAAGCGTTGCCCGTTGTTGGTGATCGAGAGGTTGTTTATCCAAATACACGGCTTGCTCTCGGAGAGCCTTAATCGTATTATCCCATTCAGGGGTCTGACCACGCTTCAAGATCGGGAAGGAGTCCTCGAACTGATTCCAAGTATTTTCAAAAGCAACGTCGGCTTGGCGTTCAAAGTTGAGCCTCTGCTCTTGCTCAACGGCAGTCTCTTCCTGTTCCATCTTCTGAAGCACAGTCTGGGATTCTTGAAGCATCTCGTCCTTCTTAGTACGAAGTTGCTCGATCTCATCCAACTTGGTCTTAACTGCCCAAGCATCCATCGCGTCGACTCCTGTCATCAAATCCTTGAACTCAGCTTTACGTTGAGCAGGGTCTTTAATATCGAGAACCTTCAAGACATCTTTGGTGTTGAGACCTTCGTAACCGATGAGAGTGTCAGACAAACTCTTCTCGGCTTTCGCCAGAGGTTCGCCGACAATACGTTTAAACTCGCGAGTAGACTCGAGCTTAACAATGGAGAGTTGGCTTTCGTATTCAGACACAAGTTTGCGAGCTTCTTCGAGTTCAGATTTAATGCCTTGAACTTCGGTAGAAGCTTCAGCATTTCCAGCTTTACGAGACTTCTCTAGCTCTTGTTTAAGCGTTGCAAGTTCCTGTTCAGCGGCTTTAAGTGCCCTAGATTTAGCGGCAAAAGCAGAGTTAGCGGAAACCGTGGCCTTGCCGGGGAGCTTCTCATCTTCGGCGGGTTCATCAGTAATCTTGGCAACTTCCTTCACCTTCTCCGCTTCGGGAGTAAGCATGGAATCAATAAGCTTGCTGGGGGTCTTAATCTCAGGAGTCTTGCTTAGATCAACAGCAGGAGTTTTCTCTTCCTTAGCGGGAGTCTCAGCAACAGGAGCTGTGGTTTCGGCGGGAGCCGTAACAGCAGTATTGGCAACTGGAGCGGGAGTAGCCGGCTGTTCAATCACAGGATTTTGGTGCAAGGGAGTTGCAGAAGCCAAAGGTGCTTCGCCATCCCCAAGCGCTGCGTTGAGTGCGTCTCCGAGTGATCCGATATCATTAGTTGTTGCCATATTTTATGTCTCTGTTTTCTTTATTGGTTTACGTCTTCCCAAGGTGCTGGCAACTCTTGTGGCTCAGTCTTGGGGGTCTTGAGGAAATCAATAGCTTTAAGGGCCGCGTACCAACCTTCATTGCGGGAATGAGCTAATGCTCGGAGCTGGATGCACTCGCCATTCGCTGGGGTCAACTGATTTAACTGGGGTAATCCAAGATGGATTAGAGCTGTCATACCAGCTCGCATGTGAGGCTCGTTCCAGGTTTTCTTCCAGAGCTCTACGTAATCTTCTCGCTTACTCCATTCTTGGAATGTCATTGATACGTGTATCGCAGAATCAAATTATTTGGCAAGCTTATTTTTTTCAGACATAGCCCGCAGTTTCTGAGCGGTCTGGGCATCACGCAGAGCCATACGTTGTTTGGCTTCTTCCTCTTTGAGGCGCAATCTAGTTCTAGACGACTCTTGTTGAATTGTCGCGTCTGCCTGAACTTTTGCAAGTTTAGCTGCGTAATCCGCTTGAGCTTTAGCCTGAACATCGTCAATCTTGGCTTTCATCGCCTGCTCGAACTGTTGTTGCTGGGCTTTTGCCATGGCTTCCTGCTGGTCTTTCTGAGCCTTGGCGATTTGATTCCCAAGAGACTGAACGGCTTGGTTCATCTTGTTGAGAAGAGCTTTGAGCTGTCCATACGCAACTTCACGAGTTTTATCTCCCTTGATAGATTGCAAGTGTTGTGACATGTGCGGAGTTTGCAAAGATAGATACTTGAAAGCTTCAACTGGAGGAACTGCGTTCTGGTCGAGAGCCTGTAAGAACCGAGAGGCATCCATCCCGTGAACTTGTAAGTGAACGGCGTGATTCTCGTTGGGTTGCACAGTTACGCTTCTACCACTCTGCATCGAATCATTCTCGAGTTCGGCGATCTTCGCATCAATCGGAAGCCGAGGAGCAACCAACTTGGAGGGAGCATAACGATCAACCTGATCATAACCAACACGAACAGCGACGCGGTCACGGATAACATTCGCACGACCAGTCTCGTCCAGCATTGGCAACATCTGCATAAATTCGTTAAACGCCAATAGACGAGCCTGAGCACTTCCGTATCCAACAGCTTTCAACGGAGTGACATCATAAACTTCTTTGAGAGCCTCTGGTGGGACTCCCCGCTCCTTCAAGCGTTTGTGGAATGCTAGAGCCACAGCAGCTCCGGGTTCATCCTGCGTCCAATTTCTCCTAGAGAGACGACGGAACTGTTCCCTAAGGAGTTTGCCCCACGGAACGTAGTAATAATTTTGAGCTTGGGTAGAGAGGACTGCTTCCTTCTCTAACTGGGCATTAACTTCTGTGGCTGTCCTGTCTCCGCTACCGGAATCAACTGACTGGGGAGCATAGCTTCCAGTATTATTCCGACGAACCATCGTAAGCTCTTGGGCAATCGGAAGAGCGTTATTAGCGAGATTGGGTTCGGTACGATCAACAATGTTTAAGTTCGGCGGGATGATTGCCATCGGTCCATTATAAGCAACAGTCAAATTCGCCAAGTCGTCCATCGTTTGGGGCTGGATCATCAACGAAGTCGACAAGAGGGTTGAGTCAATGATCGCGTTACGAAGACGATTCGTTACTTGGATGTGAGGGTAAATCTTATATCCCAAACCACGGATTGAATGAAGCGTTCCGTTCGTTCCGATACCGTAGGTAAACAATACCAAGGCTTCGTTGATCGTGCTAAAACGGCTGTCCTTCCGGTACAAGAAGTTGAGATTAGAGCCGTTGCGAAGTCCAATGGCATGGGTGATCGTCCCATCGAACTCTTGGATATAGTAGTGAACGGTTTGAATTTCAGCGGAGCGGGCGTAAGAAAGAGAAAGATCGTTGTCTTTAAGCATGACTTGGATTTCTTCCCAATCCAAGCGAACTCCGGCGGTATCAACTGGGACAGCTTCAATAATGGCTCGGCGGGTCTCGTCGACATTCCAACCGACTTCTTTAGCTACCTTGGGGTCTTTAATATATTGATAAAGTTCGTGAGCATAGTAAGAACGACGAGCACAACAGAATTCAAATCGGCTATCAGAAGCCGCTACTCCTCGGGGCACAAAGAAATCCTTTAGACCCGCAACCTTCCAACGCCAGTCGGTATCGTCTTCAAAGAAGGCAAAGCCAACTCCATACGCGACAAACTCGTGGGATAGTCTCTGTTGATTATAGAAGAACTCGTCCCAGTCTTTTCGGAGAACACGGTCAAACTCTTCGCTGATGATGCTACCGTAAATCCCCCGTTGGGTCTCGTCGCCGTACTTTGTCTTAATCTCCGCAATCTGAGGCACACCATTGACCAAGTCAGAGTAGGCCGAAAGTGCGTACTCCAAGTCGGCTTGGGCTTCTAGGAAGTTTAGATTCGAACGATAAGACTGACCGAGATTCCTGAGCGTTTCGGAGTTGTAAGGAGCTTCCCCGTCGAGCATCGCTTGTACCTTAACCCTCTGCGACGAGGCGATAAGATCCGCGTCAAGAAGTCTACGATAGATTCCATAAGCTGCTTTTGCATCTTTAAGCCTTGATTTTGGTGCCTTGCCTAACTCAGAAATTGTCTCAAGATTTTGGTCCACGTTGAACTCCTAGATACTCAATTAGATGAGAACGGTCAAGAATATAAGGAGCTGGCGTTTTTGGCAAAAGAAAGAAAATCCCTGTATTTCCCACCACCGGCCACAGTAGTCCCTGCCACAGCGTTAGCCCTTTGGCGGCATACATCTAACATAAGAAAGGCGGCATCAGCTATATCGGGAGATCTGCCAAATCTAGATTTCATGTCCTTTTTGGGCTCTACATAAATTTTTCCGCGTTCAGCCGTGCGATACTGTCTAGCAACTAACTCCCTAGCCAAATCGACTGTAACGCCTCTAACTTGGCCAGCCCGTAAGAACTCCCTACCTACGTACCAAAGCTCAGATACCCTGTTGCCGTAGGACTCGTCGGCCTTAATGCGAGATGTTCGACTGACTGGCATACCGCTAGGTCTTTCAGAGAACTTGACCCGCAAGATGGAGGGGCTCCATATGGTAGCGATAATGTCGCAAAGAGGGTCACCTGCTCCCGTGGCGTCAATTGCCAGATACCTAGGCAGAACACCGTACTTCTCGCATTGTTGTTTTAACAACTGGGCGATCTGGTAATTACGAGGATTATCTTTCAAAGAGGAGTTTTCTTGAAGCTCTACATACTTGTCAAAATGAACTGTCATGCCAGCCTCGGTCTCCCCGTACTTGCCCAAGAATAAAACCGATCTATCCCCACCACTAGTAAATCCAGGATCGAACCCAGCCACAGGGATTGGTTGTTTTGCCCCAACCCACATAGCCGGTTTATGAGCTTCAAACTTCCGCAGGTCGGCCTCGCTATAAATGTTCTCCTCCGAACCAGCAGGGGCTGGGAAAGAACGAATAAATCTCCAATAGGAAAGAGAGTTCTCGCCAAGTCGTTTGCGATCTTCATCTAATTTTTTTCCAGTCAGTAAGAATGGCCATTTGTCGTCGTTATCCAAGTTGGGGGTTTTCTCGCCGTCCAAATGAAGGCAGAAACCATCTTTAGTCTCCCAACCACCTTCGTCTACTGTTATCGACTGCCACCCATCTTTAGGGGTAACGAACTGGCCAAAAGGGTCGTAAGCTGAATTGAAGTTACCGCAAGCCACGCATTGGAAGAAGGGGTTAGCTGAAAGGTTGGCTGTGGCTTCGAAGATGGCGGGGGATACGTCCGTGGCCTCGTCAATCAAAAGGAACACCCGTTTGTTCTTCAGACCAAGCAACTTCTCGGAAGCTTCCTTTTCTTTATCCTTGGCAGACGGAACAAGCGTGATGCTGGATCGATCACTACTACCCTCTTCCAACACAAGCTTCCCCATCGAATCGACCAGCTTGCCCGGCATGACCTTCGCCTGCATGTGACGTTCACGGACTCGACCCCACATACGCTTACGGGCTTCACGAACGGAGGTAGTAGTGACCAAGACCAATGTATCGAATGGAGCGGAGTACCAGTTGACCAACCCCCACAAGCCAACCACTTCAGTCTTAGCGGAAGATTTAGGGCCAGAGATGCCTAGGTAATTCCATTTGCACAACTCAACGATCTGATCGTCCGCCCACGGGTTGCGTTGAAAACCTTGAGGATTCTTTTTTGGGTGATACGGCCACAACATCTCGACCACATTCCAAAAGTGCTGTTCTTTGCCAAGACCCCCTGTCTCAGGAGTCAACCCTTCTCGGAAGGACAATAACTCGATCGTAAGTGCTGTAGCCCCTTCGGGCCACATTCGGCCATACTTCTCGATTTGGGACATTACCTGATGGTAACAGAATCCCCTTGGCAATCCACTCTTTTTATAAGAGATGATCTGGATGGTAGCTATTGATCCCGGAGCAAGCGGAGGTATCGCATCTATAACTGTTAACGGTATGGTCGATGCTATCAAGATGCCTGAGACTGAAGGAGATGTGCTGGGTAAACTAAAAAGTTTGCGGACTTATCACGATGTTATTGTCATCGAACAAGTCGGTGGGTACGTAGGTGGGGCAGGAAGTCCCGGCTCGGCAATGTTTAACTTTGGTCGTGGATTCGGTTTTATCTTAGGTGTATCGATGACGCTGGGGTTTAGAATCGAAATGGTTCGCCCGCAAGCGTGGCAGAAGGCGTTGAGCTTGGGGAATAGCAAAGGGATGGCTAGCAAGACGGAGTGGAAAAATAAACTGAAAGCGGAAGCCCAAAGAAGATTTCCAAATTTAAGCGTGACATTGTCCACGGCGGATGCACTATTGATACTCGAATATGGCAGACATCACATTGTTCGAGTGGCAGAAACCGGGAGCGGAAGCGTTATTACAAAGCCTTCAGAAAAATAACGTAGCCCTCGACGCCAGCGATACTGGCACGGGTAAGACGGCTAAAGCGGTATGGTTAGCCCAACAATTAAGAGCGGACGTTATCGTCATCTGTCCGAAAGCAGTTATCCCATCGTGGCGTGAATGGCTCGATCGAGGCGAGGTTAAACACGAAGTAATCAACTACGAAAAGCTCAAGACTGGAAAGACAAAGCTCGGAAAATGGAACGACGCGAAGAGTTGGGAGTGGACTTTTAGGGGGGCTAAACTTTTAATTTTTGACGAGGTACATCGATGCAAAGGAGCAACAAGTGTTAATGCCAAGATACTTACAGGGTCAAAGAAGTACCCAGTACTGATGCTATCGGCGACAGCTGCAGAGAATCCGCTGGACATGCGGGCGACAGGCTTCATGTTAGATCTCCATGAATACCACGACTTCTACCGGTGGAATTACAAAATGGGTTGTCGACCTGCCCCATGGGGCCGTGGTCTGGCTTTCATGGGCGGAAAGAAAATGCTACAAGAAATTCACAGATCTATTTTTCCCGAGAAAGGACACCGCATCCGAATCGCCGACCTCGGGGACGCTTTCCCAAGCAACTCTGTGTTCGCAGAGTGCTACGACATGGGGGACGTTGACGTCATCTACGAAAAAATGCAGGCGCAACTCTCGGAACTTAAAGCCAAAAGATCGAGCGATAACCCGCTCACGATTAAACTCAGGGCGAGGCAAGAAGCGGAGTTGATGCGTGTACCTGTCTTTCTCGAGCTTACCGAACAGGCAATTGCAGAAGGAAATGCTGTCGTTGCTTTCTTCAACTTTCGACAATCACTTGAAGCCTACCGAAAGCTTGTCAGAGAGGAATCGGCAGAAATCATTGGCGATCAAAAAGATGAAGACCGTGTACAAAATATCGCGGACTTCCAAGCAAACAAAGTAAAAATATGTGCTTGCATGATTCAAGCAGGTGGTGTTGGATTGTCGCTACATGACCTGCAAGGAGTACCAAGAATTAGTCTTATCGCGCCAACCTACTCGGCGATCGATACCAAGCAGGCTCTCGGAAGAATCCATCGTGCAGGAGCTTTGTCTGCCAGTCGGCAATACTTGCTTTTTGCAAACGGAACCGTTGAAACACAAATCGCTAGGAGCCTCCGCCGAAAACTTCACAACATCGAAACACTTTCGGACGGGGACACATTAGGAGCAATACTATGAGCCACCACAAATACGGACCAAGTTCACTCAAATGGCGGGAAATTTGCCCCGGATGGGACAACGAACCACAACCAACGGAGGGCGGATCTGTTGCTGCGTTAGAGGGAACAATGATGCATAAAGCCCTAGAGACTGGAAACTACGAAGGCTTAGACGAGTGGCAGAAAAAGAATGTGCTGATGGTGTCCGATGTTTTCCAACAAATGAAAAATGAACTGGGGGAAATCATTGAGGATCTTCCCGAGGTTCAGTTGCAGATTGCTGAAGGTAAGACTTTCGGAACTGCGGACATCGTGCTGATTGGAAAAGGCAAAGCCAAGATTGGTGACGCCAAGTTTGGGTGGCATGCCGTAGATGACGCCGAAGAAAATATCCAAGGCTGGGCTTATGCCGTGGGCGTATTTGAGAAGTGGAAACACGTTGACGAAGTCGAGGTGGTCTTTGCACAGCCACGCATCAACATGATCAGCAGACATACTTTTAGTCGTGACAAAGATTACGATCGGCTTAGACTCCGCGTAGAAACAATCATCGCTCGAGCTCAGCAACCAGAACCGGAACTGAACCCGACGGAGAAAGGATGTCTCTACTGTGGAAACAAAGGTACATGCAAAGCACTACATTCAAAAGCCCTCGTCATCGGCAAAGGATACGACATGCTCCGAGACGCAGAGTTGCCGGTACTCGCAGACCCGCTTACTCTTGCGACTCCTGACCAGAGATCGCAGGCTGAATCCATCCGTCGCGTCATGGAAAGGTGGTGCGACAGCGTCAAGAAATCAAATATGGACTTCCGTATGTCGGGTGGTGACATCCCAGGCTATGAACTTAAAACTCGTGCGGGCAAAAAAGAAATTGTTGACGCTACGCAAACGTACGACATCATCAAAGACAAATTAACAGCAGAACAATTTTCAGCGTGCGCCACGATATCGTGGAGCAAGCTGGAGAAAGCCTACGCGGAATCATTTCCGCGTGGCCAAAAACAACAAGCAAAACAAGCTCTGGAGGATAAACTCAACGAAGCCAATCTATTGAAAGGCGGAGGAGAGGTTACCTACTTGGCAAAAACAAAAGAAACAAACTAAACAAATATATGAAGACATCATTTGCTCCTACTAAAGCAACTAAAGCAACCGCAACCCCAGCAATCGACGAATCGAAAGAGGAAGGCGCGATTATCGAGGCCCCAATGGCTTCGCTGTCCGTCAACACATTGGCTGGCCAAGTCGAGGGCGAATTTTCGGCAAAGGACTTTACCGTCCCGCGCTTGAACCTCGTGGCCAAAACAGGCGAACTGTCCAACACGTTCCAGCCTGGTTCATTCGTTTATAACCGCGAGGTCGTGATCGGCGATGGCAAGAAGCCAGCGAAAATCACCTTCCTGCGTCTCCAGAAGATCTACATTCAAGATGTGGTCTATGGTTCTGACCAGATCGCCAAGACCTTCAACCGTCTGTCCGACGTACGTGCGGCAGGTGGTGCGTTGGCCAACGATCCGGAAGCCGAGGCTGATACCGATCGGTACAGCGAAGCTCTCCAGACCATCATCGCCATCGAGGCACCGGACAAGGATAATCCCTTGTTCCCGTTTGCCGTCGGTGACAAGCAGTACGGTTTGGCTCAATGGCTAATGGCCAAGAGCGCATACCGCTCTGCCGGAAAACAGGTATTCACGGACAGTCAGTTGTTCCTGAAAGCCGGTCTCCACACAGCCTACTATGAGCTGACCAGCAAGATTCGTACTAGCCCCTCGGGTTCGTACTTCGTGCCCCAGCTCAAGATCGGTGGGAAACATTCCCCCGAAAACTGTGAGCAGTTGAAAGCAATCTTCGGATAACTTTATTGGGGGCATCGGGTGTAACAGCCCGGTGCCCTCACTTTTTTATGGACATGATTTTATATCAACTATGGTTATGGGTTTCCAAACGGTGGTTCGCATACCGAATCACAGGGATGGATAAAGATAGCCATCAAACGGAAATAGTTATTTTTGCTAGCCAAAACGCAGATATCGACAAGGTTATGAAGATATGTGCCAACAGCGAAAACGAGATGGAGAGTAAAAAATGATCCAGCTACTGGGCGATTTACTAAGCCAAGTTATGTTTTTAAGCTTGGCCTTGGGTTTGGGTTTTTGCTTAGCTTTCTTTAGCATTGCACTTTTCTTGTGGGTTATCGACAAAATACAAGGACTATTCAAATGAGAAGAGGCTCAAAAGTAATTTGCGTAGACGATAGGTTCCCAAAGGAAGTAATTAATTTCTATACACACCTACCAGTCAAAGACGCTCAGTACATGGTACGGGACGTTGGGGTTGGGGTAGGTTGGAAAGGGGACCCAGAGATCGTTGTGTATTTGCAGGGTATGGTAAACCCTAACTCGTCCACACCACCACACCCTGAACGGGGATTCAACCAAGAGAGGTTCAGGGAAATCGAGGAACCACCGCTGGAGGCGGAGGAGATCGAGGTGGAGGATGAGTTGTGCGTGTGAGGAATTTACTCGGAGTCCTTATCATCTGGTCGGTGCCGGTTAGCGCGACCAACTTAATGTGGGAAGTCGAACCTCCAAGGGTGATGCTTGTGCGCATTACTGCTTACTGGTGTGGTCAAGATCAATGGACAAGCAAGATGCAATCCTCCACTGGGCGTAAGCTTGTCTCTGGCAAATCGTGTGCGGTAGACCCGTACGTAATTCCGTACGGTTCGTATGTGACTATTAAGGAAACGGGAAAAGTTGTACGGGCAATAGATACTGGGACAGCGGTCGTCAACAGGAAAAGCGAATGGTCAAAACCTAAGAAAAAAAGACTTCCCGTCATCGATCTTTTCTTTAGAACACAAACAGAAGCAGAACGCGAGATCGCCAAGATAGGCAGATATGCCGAAGTGGAAATTCGCAAACAGGAGAGCAAATGAAATACGATATAGAATGGATGATTGAAACACTAGAAAGAAGTAAGACGATGCTGGCTAAACTAAGGGACGATTGCGATACACATGCTGGCGCAGCAATCTTTAGGGCAACCATTTGCCAGATCGATGCGGCGAAGCTCATGGCTAAATGTATTCAGAAGGATCTAGAAGATGAGCCAGCAAAATGATTTTAGAGCGCCAAGTATTAGCGAGGTCGCGAATGAAGCTTTTTGCACCGTCACCCGCATCATGGAGAAAGGCTCGGACAAAAGTACTTTTGGCCAATGGTTCTGCGGGGATAGCATCCGCTATAACGCGGATCGTGCAATTTCCCACATATGTCAGTCACTTATGCAACTCGATGGTAATCGGCCTAATCCGGATGCTCTCGGGGAAGATAGGGTAGCCCATATGGAAAGAGCCTTGGTTCGTTGCGCTTTCCTACTATTCAAAATGAAAAGAGGGAAACTTCAATGAGCGAAGACTTTGGCCCATCCCAAAAACGTGAAAGCGTACGCATGGGAGTCTCTGGCCATAGCAGGGAACTGACCATGGCGGAGATCGCTAAGTTTAACAAAGGCATGAATGACTTTTTCAAACGCCGGGGAATGCACTACGGAGATGGGTTTCGAGGCATAATTGGTAGCGAAGTTAAGCATGCTAAGAAACGTAGACAGGCAGCTGAAGAAAAAGCTGGACAGATAAAAGATCCGAGCCCAACATTGAAAACTCGAAAGGGAAAGAAAAAATGAATGAAGTAGTAAAAGCTTTAAAGTTGTTGTTGCGCGGGAGATTGTATCTTTTGCCGATTGACACCCAAGAGGAGACAGGTTTGCGTTTTAATACTGACAAATCGGTAACCTTCATGTATCCAGATCAAAAGTATCTCGATCGAGCAAAAGATAGCACAATGTCAGCAGTTATCTTCGGCTTTTACGCTCTGCACTGTATGCAGGATGTAGACGAAAATCACTTTAAGAAGTGGTTGAAGAAGTCGGTTAAACCAAAGAAAGGAAAAAACAAATGACATCAGTAATGATTCAATGCAAATACGACAAAGAAGGTAAGGGAATGGATTTTGAGATCCGCATGTCCCAAGATGAAAACGTTTGTAACGAGGAGAAGTCCGCAGCAATGTTCTTGTTGCCCTACGTTCAAAAGGCTCTCGAACTCGGTATGGAAGATGCCAACAAAAAGCTTGGTGGTCAGATTGTCGAGAAACCGGCTGAAGGCGAGATCGCAACTTCTATCGACGGCGGTCCCGCCATCGTGACGCTGGACTAGTATGCTATTCATCTTGGTTGGTCTTGGGTCGTCAGTTATTGGCTGGATCGTTGGCTATATCATAGGAACCAACGCAGAAAGAAATAGCTGGATACGCCAGATCAGGCAGGAAGAAGAATTGAGACACCTGTCTCAAGGCAACGCTTTTTGGCAGAAATAAAACTTGGGTTATGTATTCTCATTGTGGCCGTATCATCTGCGGTGCCCCCTGGAGACATAGCCCTATCAGTAGGGGGCAACCTTTTACCGTAGCGGTCCCGACGACGGAACAGATGAATCGGGCAAAATTTTATGTACCACAAAACAGCACAACAATTATCGGAAGAATTTGTAATAATCCCTGACCCTCGTTTAGACGAAGCTGCGAAAGCGGCAAAACTAATTGTTGAAGAATTTGGTCCAGTTGAGGTTATTGATAACCACGTAAAAGCCCATAAGGCTTTGGGAAAAATTTTAGAAACCGCAGACAAAACAGATATTCAAGGAATATCTGCTTGCCTAGGCGTGATGGCATTCATAGAAGAAGTCATGGCAAAAGCAATTATCGGTGAAGACAGGATCACCATTATAAAAATAAAATGAATACCTACGCTATAGATTTTGAAACGTACTACGACAAGGAAACTTCCATCACGACGCTGGGCACTTGGCATTATCTACGCCATGAGAAAGCAGACATTTACATGGTCGCAATCAAGGGACCCGGAGTCGAATACGTTGGGCATCCGAAGAACGCACCATGGGACAAGATCGATGGTCATCGTTGGGTAGCACACAACTACGCCTTCGACGGATCGTGTATCGAGCGTCTGCACGAGCTGGGAATTACCACGGCTAAGCCAAAGGAGTTCTTCTGCACAGCCAACCTATCTGCCTACATGGGCGCCCCACGTAATCTTGCTGGGGCTTCCAAGCAACTCCTCGGGGTAGACATGTCCAAAGATCCTCGCTCTGGCATGAAGGGTAAGACTTGGAATGAGGTTAAAGATACCGAGCAGGGTACAGAGTTTAAGATCTACGCAGCGAAGGACGCTCAGCATTGCTTAGACCTATACGAGACTTTCGGTGACCGCATGTCTGCTGTAGAAAAATTTTTATCAAAGCATACCGTTCAGGCTGGGTGGCATGGCATCAATGTTAACACCGAGCTGGTCGACAAAGGACTAAACGCTCTCGATTGGATTCGTATCAAGGCTATTGAGCATATGCCTTGGAAGACAGACGGTGACTACACCAGCGACGTGTTGTCCGTAACTGGGCTAGCCAAGGCTTGCCGTGAGGCTGGCATCGAGATTCCCCCATCTACTTCCGAGGACGATCCCGGCTGTCAGTTATGGGAGGAAACCTATGGGGATAAGTTCCCGTGGGTCGGGGCCATGCGGGATTGGCGTAAGGCCAACATGCTCTTACAGAAGATGCATATCCTTTATCGTCGCCGGCGTCCGGATGGGACTATGCCTTTCGGGCTAAAGTACTTTGGTGCCCACACCGGTAGGTGGTCAGGGGACAGCAAGTTCAACCTCCAGAACCTACCGAGGGACCCATGCTTCGGGGTAGACCTACGAGCATGTCTCATCCCTAGGCCGGGGAAGAAGTTTATCATTTCCGACTTATCCCAGATCGAGCCAAGGGTACTGGCATGGCTGGCGGGCAATACGGCCCTCCTTGATGCTGTACGGAACGGCTACGGCATCTACGAAGCCTTTGCAATATCCACGGGAATGTGGAAGGGTGAGAAGGGTACCTTTAAGAAATCCAAAGAACTCTATGCTCTGGCTAAGGCACAGGTCTTGGGACTAGGCTACGGTTGCGGTTCCAAGAAGTTCGTTCTAATCGCCAAGCTGATGGCTGGCCTGACCATCACCGAAGCTAGGAGTAGGGACTTGGTAGACGACTATCGTCGTAAAAATTTCAAAGTGGTGGAGCTATGGAGCAAGCTGGAGCGAGGGCTTCGGGAATCCAAAGGCGAAGATTACCACGTAGAGCTTCCATCTGGGCGAGCACAAAAGTATTGGGATGTCACGCCCCAAATGGGGAAGCATGGCAAACCAGACTGGAGGGCTTCGCTGGAATTGGGTGGACCAAAATATCCTCTTTACGGCGGACGGCTGTGTGAGAATCTAGTTCAAGCAACGGCGAGGGATGTATTTGCAGAATGCGTCCAGCGCCTAGAAAACCAAGGGCTTCGTGTTCTGTTTCACGTCCACGACGAAGTTATTCTTGAAGTTGATAAGGACGTGAAATGTAAGGACGTAGACCAAATTATGAGTACCACACCAGAATGGCTACCGGGCTGTCCCATTGGTAGCGAATCCAAAGAAGCGGAGTGTTACGAGAAATGAATTGGACATTTCTCTCAAACGAACGATGGGTGCAAACCCCAAAAGGCGAAGGACTATGGCTTGCTGTTATCGACTACGGAAAATCGGATAATCCGGTTTACTTGGTCGAACTCAACGACACGGGAAAGCATATCTGTGTTGACCAAAGTGAAATCCGAGGAACTGAAAATTTAATGTACGGGATTGAAAGACCCGAGCAACCGAGGAGAGATAAATGAAAACAACTCTTTTCTCACTCCCCAACCTATCGAGCGGAAACATCACACCAGTCAAACCTTGGGAGATCAAAGACTGGCCAGAGTTTCCGAAAAGCAAAGATGCATTTAAAGACTGGGTGTCGTTAAGTACGACCGAAGGTCACTTCGTTTCCGCCTACGAGGGAATCAATCCTCACGGTCGGGTGAACAAGACGAATGCTCCGTGGAAGATGCACGGACTGATCGCTGATTATGATGCAGTCGTGACCCGTGAGGAAATCACCGACGGGTTAGGACGTAGAACACGCACGGGTTTCAAACCCATGTTTGCCCACCGGACTGTTAGTGGAAACTGTCGCGTCATCTGGATGTTCGAGGAACCAATCTCTTTGCTCCCTGGAGTGATGAAGGAATTCCTCGGGCTACTAATAAAAGAAACCAATGCTAAGAATCTTTTCCCCGGACTCGACGATAACATCCAACGACCCGAACAGTATTACTGCTGGATGCCACCGGCGATTACCTTCAGCGAAACGCCGATCAAGGTAAACGCAATCCATAATCTTTTGGGTATCGCGGTGGAGCGAGCCCGCAAGTATCGTGGCGAAGGGGATGCGGCAATCCCACTCGATAAAGTATTCGAGAGACTGCAAGCAACCTATCCAGGAAAGTGGATGGGACCGTTTGAAGTCGGAGCCCGAGGCCCAGCCTTCTGGAGCCCCGAGGCTACAGCCAACTCAAACCCAACCGCGGCAATCGTTACCGAGACGGGCATGGTTGCCTTCTCACAGGAACGTAGCTTCTACAACTGGGCAGACTTGTTTGGTTCTAACTGGGTACGAGAGTTCCAAGAGGATCAATACGGTGGTGCTATCTCCAGTTTCTGGTTCGACGGCAAGTATTACTGGCGTAGGGACCTCGAAGGCAAGTGGAGGTCTACGGAGTCTGGGGTAGCCAAGCAGGATATCATTGGCTCTTTTGGGCTATCCGGAGCACCCGATCAACGGGGTACCCTATCCCAAGCGGATGAGGCGATGCGCAGGATACGTGATTCTCGCATCATAGATGCCCCTGTACCGTGTCTTTATGACCCAAGAGAGGTCCTGATCCAGAACGGGCGTAGAGTGCTCAACATCTCGCGCCTACGCATTGTACAGCCAGCCGAGGGTACACATGCTTGGGGAGAGAACTTCCCATGGATAGCCAACTTCTTGGATAGGGCCCTAGACCCACATGACTCCCTTACCTACCTAATGGCTTGGCTGAAGCGGTTCTACTGCTCCGCCCTCGAAGGTCGCCTAGTACCCGGTCAGGCAGTTTTCATAGCTGGCCCCGTCGGGAAAGGTAAAACTCTCTTCGGATCACGCATAGTTGCCAGCCTCATGGGGGGAGGTAGCGACGCATCGGATTACCTCGTCAACGGTTCAGCATTTAACGCAGAGCTGTTTGAAGTAGCCGTATGGAACGTCGACGACTCGTCCTCCGCCAACTCGCTGGAATCCCACAAGCGTTTCAGCCAAATGATCAAGAAGGGTGTCGCAAACACACGCCATGCGTATCACAGGAAGTTCCATGATGCGCAGACCGTGGATTGGATGGGGCGGATCATCGATACTCTCAATGATGATCCCGAATCCATTCAGGCGATTCCCCACACCGACGGTTCGATCCTAGATAAGATTAGTCTCTACAAGTTCAAGGATCACGGCATCGAGTTCCCCAGCCATGCTGATCTGGAAGCTACTCTCAACAAAGAGATGCCCCACTTCGCTGCATGGTTGGTAAGCTGGAATGCTCCGCAGGAGACCAAGGGTTCGGAAAGATACGGTGTGAAGTCCTACCATCATCCGATACTATTACAGGAATCTAGGTCGTCGTCCGGCTCACACGAATTTTCCGAGTTCTTAGACTTGTACCTAAAGCAGTACGCCAAGGATCATCCGGAAGAAACCGAGTGGTCGGGCACGGCAACGGAACTGTTATTGGGTTTCCAGAATGACGCAAGTCTCCGGGACTCCGTGAAGATGTTTATCCACGGGGCGCGGGCACTTGGAAGAATGTTGGCTAACCTCTCATCAACAGACGAAAGGCTGAAACGAAAGATTGTACGTGGTACTACAATCTGGAAGATCAGTCTGGCTCGGGACGAGTACTAGCCACGTGACCACCGTAGGTTCTACCCCGAGGGTGTGTCATCTCAAAGAGCATGACGAACTGCTATGGAAGGTTCTCGACGACGGTCTCCAGGGCCCGTTCGAAATTGTGAATGTCGACGCCCACTCCGACTTGGCCATGTTCACCGGACAACTCGACATTGGCAACTTCATATCAAAGATGGTGGATCTAGGATTGGTAGACCGAGTAACTTGGATTAAGGACAAGAGCTCGATGGACTTTATAGATGGGGTCTACAACTTTGAAATTGGTAGGGTGGGGAAAGGACTTCGGCTGGGCTCATCGTTGTCCGTACCATTCTACTTTCTCAATGACGACTATGCACCGCGGAATGCTCTGGTCACATCAAGGGAGTTGGCCCTCACGGTTGTAACGGACTTATCCAGGCCAGTATCTAGCGAAGGCAAGTGGATCCTATCGATAGACTACGATTACTTCGGATGCCGCAACCCTCAAGCCAAGGATCTTGAGGAGATGATCAAGATGATCGGGGCGCAGACAATCAGCACACTCTACGCCAAAGGCTCGACGATCCGAACTCTCGTGGAGTGGCAGGAGTTCAGGAACGATATCGATAGGATGGCTCCGGGGGTATTCACGGCGATTGGCAGATGTCTGCTTCCGAGTTTTACATATAGCAACGAGGAGATTATGGGGAAGGTGGTGGAGCTAAGCTCCTTCATCCGCAAGAGCAGGGATATCAATAACTGTTTGGGGATTTACCTTATCGACTCGGTAGGCTCTGGGTTCACCGACTCGGCCAAGCATGCCGAGATAGACAAGTGCGTTAAGGCTTGGATTGACCGACTTAGATACCCCTCAAAACAATAATGTCGAAATCGAGAGCAGGCAAAGTAATTGAGTTACCGTGAGGATTGTGTGCCCTAACCGAAACGGTATTGGCGGCGGTAACAACTCCGTCGAATAGAATATTGGATGTTCCACCTGCGGTAAGAGTTGTTCGGTTTGTAGTACAAGTCACGATTACCGAATCACCTACTGCTGCTCCAGTAACGGTTTGAGAAGAAGCTGTTACTGCTCCATTCCCAGCGCAAGCCCCGAAAGTTATGTTGGCCGACGAATTAACCGCGACCAATGCAGTTCCAGTTACATTTGGGATAGTTACGGATCCGCCGTTAGGTAGGACCAAGGGGTTGGACAGGGCGGAGCCGGGAAGCGTAATCTGTCCGAAAGTTGTAGCACGGTTAAATTGATCGACAAATTCACCAGTAGCTGGGGCGTTTGTTTGCACTACAAAGGTATATAACAGTAATATCTAAAATATGCAATATTAATGGACACGACGCATCATCAACGCAATAACCCAGCAACCCAGTAGAATCAGGAAGGCTGGGGTGGCGGATGTCATCAAAGAGATAGATGTTTCATTTATCGACTTCCATGTATCGCCGGCTTATATTCGGGTCAATGGAACACTTCACCCAGACTGATGAACAGCCGGTCATCCTACGGGAGCTGGCCGACTTGCCCAGCGGTAAGTTTTTGGATGTCGGAGCCCACGATGGGCAGACGCTAAGTAATACCAGAGCACTCGCTCTCTCCGGTTGGTGGGGGACGTTGGTCGAACCAAACCCCTGTTTGTTCTTGGAACTCCTAAAACGTTACGGGAACGACAAGCGGTTCACACTCGTCAATGCAGCTATGTCCGACAAATCGGGCCTGACTGACTTCTTCTACGACGCCGGCGGCTACCAGTTTGGCTCATCGATAGCCAGCAACGCCAAGGAGCTATTTCCGGATCAGGCATTCTCAACAAAGTTCAAGGTGAACGCTATTAGCCCCAAAGACCTAACGGAAACATACGACTTCATCAGTATAGACACGGAAGGCTACGATCTGCCAATCCTCAAGGCTATGCGTGGGACTTTGGATTCAACACGTCTCATCTGTATCGAATACAACCAAGAGCGAAGCTACGACGCAACGATTGA